ATACGGCGGCGAGCCTTTACTAATTGAAAATATGTGGAACATATTGCAGCACAGTGTCGATAAAGGTTATGCAGCTAAACAAACTATTCATTATAATACCAATGGCTCGATTGTTCCTACTGATGAACAGTTAGCAATATGGAGCAACTTTAAAGTAATAGATATCCAAGTAAGTGTCGATGATATCGGAGCACGTCATCACTATCAGCGGCACCCGAGTCAATGGGATGATGTTAAGCGTAACATTAATGAATTTAAAAAATATGAATGGATTCGTTTAACGACGAATGCCACCGTTAGTAATTTTAATATCTATTATTTAGACGAGATTACCAATGAGTTAACCAAAAATATCGGAGTTCCGATTTGGTATAATATGTTACATCGACCTGTAGAAATAAGCATAGAAGCATTGTCTCTTGAAATTAAAGAACTATTAGTTGCTAAACTTAGCCATATGAAAACAGAGCAGCCTGATATGGAATCAGTACTTAATTTAGTTGCAAGTAAACCTGACGCAGATAAGATTAGACTATTTTTGAAGCAAGTATCAGAACAAGATGCTTATAGAAACGAGAGTTTCGAACAAACATTCCCGGAGTGGTATGCAATCCTCAAACAACATTACCTCTAAGACAGTATGTGTGTATCCTTGGATACACGTGCACGCCTGGGCTGATGGCAAAGCGTTTCCTTGTTGTATGTATGATGTTAATAAACCAATTGGCAATATAAAGAACACCGGACTTAATGGAACTATTAATAGCAAAAGTTCAAAGGATATGCGTCACAGAATGATTAACGATAAGAAAGTTGCAGGATGTGAGAAGTGCTATAAGCTAGAAGAACTAGGCCAGCCTAGTATGCGTGTCGATGGATTCAAATACTATCCAGAGTGGAAAGACTATGTCACAGCTACGAATGAGGATGGTAGTATCGATAACTTCCAATTGAAGTATTTGGATATTCGTTATAGTAACCTGTGCAACTTTGCCTGTGTAACTTGCAGTCCTACCTTTAGTAGCAAGTGGGCAAGTGATTGGGAAAAGCTAAAGCAACCATTATACCACAAAGCTAACTTGAAACTTGATATATGGGACGAACTAGAACCATACTTATTAACTGTAAAGACCGTTAACTTTGCAGGCGGCGAACCTCTATTGATGGAAGACCATTGGAAGATTATGAACTATTGGATCGACAATGGTAAGACAGATCAATGGATCAATTACACTACTAACCTAAGTGAGTTAACATTCAAAGGACAACACATTGCCGACTTATGGGCTAAGTTTCCGAACATTACATTATTGATAAGTGTCGATGGCGCCGAAAAGGCAGGAGAATGGATACGATGGGGATTAGAATGGGATAAGTTAATTGCTAACATACAACTAATACAACAACGTTGCCCTGATATCAGAATACAGATTACACCTACTTTAAGTGTCTATAACGTGCTAGACTTGTTCAATGCACAGCGTATATTGCACGAAAAAACAGGTATTGTGCCACAACAATGGCAACTTAATGTATTGCACTATCCGCCGCAGCTAAAGGCAGTTAATGTACCGAATACAGTTAAAGCACAATTCGTTATGTTATGGAATGAACACAAGGTATGGCTTGCAGCAAATAACTTAACAGACACTATGTTTGATAGTGTACATAAAGAGATTGCGCCTGCAGGTAATTGCGATGAATTTCTCGGCGCCATAAAGTATGCCAAACAGTTAGATGAAATACGTGGCACGGATTCTGTAACACTAATACCTTACCTGACAAGATAATAAATATACGATGAACTTGAACTTAATTACCCGCGACTTGTCGCCAGATCAGATAGCTGCACTGGAGACACTAGTAGAAGCTATAGGTGAGTTCAACTTCAAAATAAGTAGTTTACTACGAGCAATCAATTCGTGCAACACTGCCGAGATTGAGAAGCAATGGCCACGTTGGGCCATTGTAGATGGCAAAATTGACAAAGTCAAATTACGACTCCGTATATTGGAACTGAATAAATTTATGGGTATGTAGGCCTTGCATTTGTCGGCAAGCGGTAGTATAATTGTTTATCAACTACTAAAAGGATTTGCAATGACAGACCGTACTTACTCGACCGATGACGTCAATAAACTCAAGAAACTATTCACTGAAGGTATGCGTGTAATGCGCGAGATGGAAGATCTTAAAGAAGGTCTCAAGGATACCGTAACTGCAATTGCAGAAGAAATGGATCTAAAGCCAGCGACACTAAGCAAGGCAATGCGGATTGCACATAAGAATAGCTTGCAAGATGAACAGCACGCCTTTGCTGAACTAGAAGAAATCTTAGAGATTACAGGTCACACACTGTGAAGTCGCTATTAGCCAGCATCCGAGATTATATCAAAGAAGATTGGCAAGAGAATCCAGTACGATGCGTATTGGAAGTTATTGCCTGGTTTCTTAGCATTGCGTGTAGTCTTACGATGATGCTAACTGTTCCTAATCCCCCATTCCTTATTTTATACCCGCTGTTCATCAGTCAGTGTATAATCTTTGCGTGGAGCGCATACACCAGGGGCAGTGTCGGTATGCTGGCTAACTACGGATTGCTTGTTACTATTGATACTATTGCACTAGTTCGGATGACAATGGATGCCATTAGATAATCATTTTGATAATTACTGGCGCGAGCACCAGTCACACTATTTGCGTCAAGCTACGTGGACTATTGCTCGGCCATTGTGGCCTAGATTCGATGCACTGAGTCAGAAATTATTGTGGTTGAAACCCGCAATGAAAGGTGTTAGAATAGTTAAAGACTCTACAATCAGAGAAGTATATTGGGTAGACCCCGGAGAATACTTAATGTACAAACTTAAATACAACATTTAAGTGATCACGGCAGGCCAGCCATAATTGTGCCGAGGAGAGAATTATCAGTTACGTTGACGCACTATATGATAAGGATAAAGACCTTATCAGAGTAGTAGAACGACAGGAGGGTGTTCGTGTATACAAAGAATACCCTGCTGAATACAGCTTCTACTATAAAGACCCTAAGGGCAAACACACAAGTATTTACGGCGAGAAACTGCAACGTACCCAGGTTGCTAGCCGCAAAGCCTTTGAGAAAGAAAAGCGCATTTATAATCATACACGATTATATGAAAGCGATATCAAACCTGCATTTAAGTGTTTAGAGAAAAACTACCTTAACGCAGAACCGCCAACGTTGAACGTTTGCTTCTTCGACATTGAAGTAGACTTTAACAAAGAGCTTGGCTTCGCCCCGCCGAGCGACCCATTCAATAAAATTACAGCTATTAGCTTGTATTTGAATTGGCTTGGTAAGATGATTACGCTAGCAATCAAACCTAATACATTAAGCAAAGATCAAGCGCAGCTAATCTGCGACAAGTTCGACAACACTATCTTATGTGACACAGAAGAAGAGATGTTGGAAAACTTTCTAATGCTCATTGACGATGTAGATGTATTCTCAGGCTGGAACAGCGAAGGATTCGACATCCCTTACACCGTTAATCGTATCATCAAAGTATTAGGCAAAGAGTATACTCGTAAGTTCTGTTTATGGAATCAATTGCCTAAGCCACGTGAATTTGAGAAGTACGGTAAGATATCAGTGACGTATGACTTTGTTGGTCGTATCCACTTAGACTATCTTGAACTATATCGCAAGTATACATACGAAGAACGACATAGCTATAGCTTGGATGCAATTGGTATCTATGAGTTGCAAGAAAGTAAGTTGCCGTACGAAGGAACATTGGATCAATTGTACAACAATGACTTTGAAAAGTTTATTGCATACAATAGACAAGATACGATTCTATTACACAAGTTAGATGCCAAACTACAGTTTATGGACTTAGTTAATGTATTGGCACACGCTAATACTGTATTGTTACCAACTACAATGGGCGCAGTTGCAGTTACCGATCAGGCGATTATTAACGAAGCACATAGCCGAGGATTAGTGGTAGGTGACAAAGTACGTGACAGTGCTGAAACACAGGCAGCAGGTGCGTATGTGGCATACCCAAAGAAAGGTATGCACGATTGGATCGGCTCAATGGACTTGAACTCACTATACCCGTCAGTTATTCGTGCTCTTAATATGAGCCCCGAAACAATTGTCGGTCAAGTACGCCAAGAATTGACAAGAGAAATGATTCGCGAAGGCCTTGCAAAAGGATTGTCATTTGCAGAATGCTGGGAAGGTAAGTTCGCCTGCCTGGAGTACGACTTAGTAATGTCAAAGGACATCGGAGTAGACTTGGTAGTTGATTGGGAAGATGGCAAGAGT